AGATTCCAATACTTTACAGCAGTATATAACAGAGTTGATGAGTCAATCCCTCCAGAGATCCCCATGATACAGTCATAGGTCTTGTTATGGCCTTTCTTTTTAATCTCTTTGATTATGTGTTTCAGCTCAAGCGGATTGGCTTGTCTCTCCAGCTCATCATGGAGATCACAGTATTCGCATTGTTCTGGACCGATATGAGCTATGGTCTCATCAAATAAACAGCGTTGACATTCTTTCATAGTTAACAAAGTTATGATAAATTTTACTAATATACATATTATCCACATGACGAGTTGAAAACTCTCTCATGATTGATTGGCAGATATCATCCACTGATTCCCAAGGAATTGATCCTGGAAGATCACCATTGTAAATGGACCGCCTTCCCATCAGTCCCATCTCAATATTGGTATTTGGACAGCCATCATGTTCAGTGAGTCTAAGATTTAAAAAGCATTGAGAATAAACATCCACCAGTTGCTCTTTGGTGAATGTATCATGACCAGCTCTGATGATAGGGATGTTGATTCTTTCTTTGATTTCATTGATGAGCTCTTGACCATAATACTCTGGTGAGTTACCAGAATACCAGAATATCTTATCACCATTAGGAACCAATGGCCATTGATGTGGCATCACTGCATTGATAGGGCACCAGATTGCCTCAATGCCTTTTGATTCAAGAGTCTCAAGCACTTGTAAGCTCACAGCAATGTTCACTGAGTCCTTCATAAACTTAACCCACTCCTCTGGCAGATCTTTTGCATCTGATCCAAACCATACAATTGTGCTGGCTCCAATATGAGTTGTAAGCATTATAAGATCATCCTCTCTGTACATCCCCATGAATACAGTGTCAACTATTGGAGAATCGTATGGTGTTAAGTTGAACTTCTCAATGAGTCCTTTGTCAAGTCCAGCAAGTGATTCTGATATATGTGCTTGCATTATAATAGTTGTTTGATTTCACTAAACTCTTTATCCAGCATTGATACATCACATCTCTCTGACTTGAGAGATCCTGTCCAATGATCAGTGAACTTATGTTTGTTTATCCATTTATCTGTTGAGATGGATAGGAGTTGAACTGATCTGTCACATTCCAGGATTCCAATCTCTTGATTTGTTTTCATTGCCTTGAGCCACATTGACCAATCAAGTCCAGAATTGAGTTGATGATTGAATGGAGTCCAATTGATAGCCTCCAGGAATTGTCTATTTAAAAAGCGACCAATGCCGATTGGCTCATTCTGCCTCATCTGATCCTTGTATCCTTTCCAATGGACCAGTCTGACCATATTGTTGACATCAACAAAATGGCAGCCAAGCATTCCTATCATTCCAAAGTCCTTGTTGTTTTCTTTACATCTTTGAATATATCCATCACTGCACCAGTCAGATGATCCCATGAAGATCACAGCATCTGCATTGTAATTCTTTGAGGCCTGGAATCCTTTATTCCATTTATTACCAAGGGGATCATTGTCAATGGAGATGAATTCAACATCCATTTGCTTGGCAATATCCATTGCCTCTCTCTCATGGCCTAAAACTATCGGAGTGACTCCTTGCCTCTTAAGTCTTGAGATAGTTAGTCTGACAAGAGGAAATCTGCCAAATACTGGTATTGGAGCTGTTACTATCATTGTTTGATTCCAATAAAGTGAATACGAGGCTTGAGTTGCTCACCATCTTGAATTGACTGGAGTAGCTTGCCCATTGCATTTCTGATGCAAGTTGCACATCCAATGTTTAGCTTGCCATGTCCCATTGCTTTGTACCAATCAGCAAGCTCTCTTTTCAATGGAGCATCCAGAGCAAAGGATCTTGTCTTGCTGAATCTATCAGCTTGCTGGATTAGTTCATCACTTACTTTCATATATCAAGATTAAGTCAGACAATAGATAGGTGATGAATGCCAAGCCAACCAGATGCCAATCAATTAGTGATGCAGCAATGACTGATATCCAAAAGGATAGACAGCTCTGGCAACTGAATGGTTTCACATCAGGAAGATTGAAGCTCTGGAGAGCTCTCGCAAATCCTATTGGTAGAGTTATTATAATCAGATAAATCATATTTGAATTGTTTAATTGCTAAATGAATTGTATCAAGACTGATGCCTGTCAAGGTCCTTATCTCTCGATATGTCATCCCCATCAGATGCATCTTTGTGATTTCTTTTGTGAACATCTTTTGATCATCTTCAGGACTCTGATGAAGATAATCATCCAAGAGCTCTTGAGCTGTTGTGACTTCGTATGCTTCATCATCTGATTGCCTGGAGTCCATATCTGGGAGCTGGTCATGTGTCTTGAATAATTTATTGAATGTGGAATCTCTCCAGTTATATTGGTTGTAAGCGTATCTGGCAAAGACTCTTGGAAGGTCCTCTTGTCTGATGCTAAGTTCATACACCAATAGATAGACATGGCTGACCAAGTCTGAAGATATTGGATTCCCTCCGGTGATTTTACCGGCAATGATATAGGCTTCTTTTTTCCAGAATTCCACATTGCTAAGTTATGATATTTTAGAATACCATTTAAACCATTTGATATAGAAATCCTCAGAGACCTTTGACTCATTCATGAATCTCCAGAGCTGAGTTGTGTTGACTCCAATATCCTCAGCTATATGGATCTGTTTATATCTGTTGCTGATTCTTGACTTGGTTTCTTTAATCATCCAGGTCTTAATGTTATCATCTGGATCCTTCAGATATATTGTGATAGTTTTCATTTTCTAAATTGAGTTGTCATTAACCAGAAAAATGCCAATGCTATGAATGCGAATACTCCAATTGGACCAAAGAAATTATAAAGGCCATAATAGAATAACACTATCCCCGCAACCAGCAAGAATAGTGTTAATATCCAAATTACAAAATCTTTCATTAGAATAGAGTTGATTCAATTTTGTAAGCATTGAGAGTATTGTATTTAATGCGATCATTTGCTGCTTGGAATTGAACTTTCTGAGGATACTTCTCATCTGGTGTTTCAATTACGAAATCCATTACTCTGAACTTTTCAGAGACTTGCTTTGCATCTCCTTTGTGGATCAGCTTTCCTTTTAGTTTATACATTTTACTTATTATTTAACTGATTAATATACTGTGAATAATACTCATTAGCTGCTGTGAGCTTCTCTTTCATTTCATTGATTGCATCTGGAATCATCGCATATTTCAAGACTGTTATTCTCTTTGTTGGATCAATATGACTGACCTTGTGAATGAATATATTATCCCACTCATTAAGCAAGCTGTCATCTGTATCTATCATGCAATAGATTAACTCAGCTTGTGGCTTGTCTAATAACCAACAATATCCGATAAGTTGCCACATATACTCTTTGTTCACTCCTTCATCTGGTGTTGCTGGCCAAGTCTCAAGGGACCAAGATGTCTTGATGTCAATGATGCAATCATCCAGGATGATGTCTGGCTGTCCAGTTAGATATTCATTCTCAAATCTTTCATTATTCTTGACATAGAATGATCCTCTCACTTGATTAACCAGAGCAATGGATTCCTCTTCCCAGTCAATGCCTTTTAGCATTGGCTTTGTTGTGATGGATGTTTTGAATCCAAAGTAATCCTCCTTGGCTTTCATTTTGATATAGCTCTTTGCAGTCTCAGATAATATCTCTGACTTTGCCTTTGGCTGAGTCATGAGCTTTCCTAATTACTTTCCTTTGGCAATAGCATCAAGAGCTTTCTTGAATTGATCCTCTGATAAGGATGGATTTGCAGCTTTTGTTGTTGCTGTTGCTGAGTTGCCATCATCATCCACTGACTGCAATGCCAAAAGTGATTGCAATGTCCCTCTTCGAAAGTAAGTAATGGCTCCGAGTAGTTTCTGAGGATCAGTTATCTCTGGCAGTTGCATCCAGGACTCAATCATATCACCAGAATCAATGTCAATGATCTGAGTAAACACAATGTGATCCTTGACTGGCTGTAATAAGACCAATCCATTCTCATGGAGTATTGGCTCAACTGTCTCAAGCAATGCATTGATATCAGCATAGGATTTCTTAAAATGTGGATTCGTAGCATTCTTAGCCACCTTTCCAATGTTCATCTTAGCCATGTGTAGCTTTGCCCACAGTGACCTGTTAAAAGTTGGTTTTTCCATTTATGTTGGTTTTAGGTTTTACAAATGTACTAAAACATTTTCAATTGTGACACATGTTGATTAATTCTTTTTTGTGCCAAATCAAAATATTCTTTATCAAGTTCACACGCTGTCAAGTCAAATCCATAGTCATGACATGCAATAGCTATTGAACCGCTTCCTAAATGAGTGTCAAGTATTTTATCTCCTTGCTTTGCGTATTTGTCTAATATCCATTTGTAAAGTTTAACAGGCTTTGTAGTTGGATGAAATTTTTCTCCCTCCATTCCTATAAACCCACTATATGCAATAACAGCTTTTTTTAATGCTTGATTAAATGATGTCCAAATTAATTCACCATCAGAAAAAGAACAACCTTCTGCAACACATTTATCCCAAAAAATCCATCCCATTGATATAGGTAAATTTTCAGTCATATAATTAGCACCGCAAATAATTTGATTTTTAGACACTCGAAATAGTTCATTAAAATACTCTTTATTTGGAGTTTCGTTGTCCCACTTTTTAATAGTTCTTTTTTTTGATTTAGTATCTTTTTTTCTTCCTGCATTCATATTTACAGAAATACCATAAGGAGGGTCAACAATTGCTAAATCAAAATAGTTGTCAGGATAGCGTGCCATGAGTTGCATATTATCTTCGTTTGTGATGTTTAGCATAATACAAATTTTTCATACCATTCAACAAAAGAGTCAAAGTCTCTGACTATCTGATAAACACCTCCAGCTGATTCTATTGCTTGTTGATATTGCTTTTGTACCTCACTTTGCTTGTCCTTTTGCTTCACCTCAATCTTGACTGACCTCCCTCTGATAGTTGCTGAGATATCAGCTGTCCCTTTGGTGCCTTGTCCTGGAGTCCACTTTCCTTTTAGCTCTTTGGTATATGCAATCTCTCCTGTACCAACTTGAATCTTTTTACCAGCTCTATATTGTCCTTGATTGGATATCCTCTCAGCTTGTCCTCCCATTGCATTGATCCAGAAGATTATGCACTTAGTCAGACCATTGGCTGATGTATCTTTCCAATCAGTCAGAGGAATGAATCTGACATCCATTGATGGATACTTTCCTCTAAGTGACTCCAGCTCCAGAGCTTTGAGTTTATCTTTGTTGATCTTGTTCATATCCATTAAATTTATTAAACTCCTCTCTTGTTACTCTCTTGACATCAAATTGATACTTATTGCTTGTGCAATTCACTACAAAAAAATGACCTTGCTCTTTGAGTTTGTCAGTTATGTCAAACACAATTGAATTTTGAATATCCTCACCACAGTGAATGATAAAGTATTTTTGCTCCATCTTATTCTGATTTAAAGGTTTCGTTGTAATAATTTTGACCATTTCGATATATATCATAGTCAAAATATCCCCTATCATAAGCATTTATTATCTGCTCTTTCTCCATTGCTTTGGCTTGTTCAAATAGTCCTGTCCATTCATCAAATGTCAACATATTATTTTCTTTAAGTTGCTCAATCAACCACTCTACTGCTGTTTGTTTCATAATTCCTCACATATCAT